GTATTCATAGGGTTAAGATTAAATTTGTATCACTTTTGTCAGACTTAGCAATTAGTTACCTGCAAGTGCTACTGTGGAGCTTCTATTGAACATTCCGTTAGAAATTTAAAATAAAAGCTCCACCGCACCTGTGTTTACATTCCTCCAGATGATGGCTTGTCTGGAAATTTTTTAATGTTTTGGTCATACCATGAAGTGGTAACAACCCAACCATCTACTAAAGATTTTTGCGCATACTTCATTTCTTCCATCATTAGTTTTTGGCTGATTTCTCCATCAGTTCCAGTGGTTGGCTCTGTGCCTTTCATGTGGCGTTCGTGCCTTCTAATGGCAATTCCAAGCCATTTTTTTGCGTCTGTTGTATTTTCCATTATATTTATTTGTGGGTTTTACGAAGCCCGCCCAAGGCTTTTATTTTAAATTTCTTTAGTGTTCCAAATCAACATTCTGCTAAATGAACCGCACCAGCAGGTAACAAGGTATTTGCAAAATTGCCCATCAACCTTTGTGCTTAATTTGAAGTATCTGCAAGGGCAACTTCGCAAATACCCCACCGTTAGCGGTAATATTACCCGACAAAACTGAATCCGCATTTGCAACATTTAGTGTAATGGTCATCAATATCTACCAAGTCATCACTTTTGCAAATCGGGCAATACTCACCGCTAACATCGGCTATAAGTAATGGCTGGTCTTGTGGTTCATTTATGTTTTCTACTTCTAAATTCATTTTGTGTTTATTTAAAGTGAGTAGTTCTAAATCAGCCACTACTCATAGCCGTTTACCGTTGGCAGCAATTATACAGCCACCCATTTACCGTGTTTAATACCAAAAATGACAGAGTTCAAGCCTTGTTGTTTGCCGATTTCTCGAAGATTAACCGCACGTTCAATGGTTACACAATATTTCCAAAACTCTTTGCCATTTTTGTTGAGAATGTTTACCTTAAAATTGTTTACTCGTTCCATAATTATAAAATAAATGCTGCCAACAAATGCTATACAAAAGCGAAGCAGCGTTCCGCAATTGAAAGTTTGTGCATCTATTTATCATTTGTGCAAGGCTGAAAGGGAGTGCATCTTAACCCCTGCCTTCGTATAGCGTCAGCCGTTATAAGCAAGCTGCTACATTCCGTTTCCAAACAAGCTGTGTTGCTCATAATCTTTTTTAATTAAAATTTTTCCCACAGCACAATTAAGAATGTGAAGTCCTAACTCCGAATTAACAGCGTTTCTATCTTCCAAACTTTTATCATGGGCATGTTTCCCAGTTCCTACATATTCTTTCATCATTGTTCCTATTTCGTTTTTAGGCATTTCAATTACGGGTATTTTAAAATTGCTCCAAATAAAGTGCCTGCCAATTTTAGTGTATTGTGGTAAAAATGGTTCGTAAAATGGTATTACATTTTCAACCATCCATAAGCCTTTAAAAAATTGGTTTAAGAATATTATCTCTTGCCACAATTTCATATCTGGGTATGTAGGCACTTTTCTTATTGCTTGAGTAAAGTAATTAGTTCGGCTGTGAGTTGGGCAAGGTGGTGAAGTCCAAATGATATTAAACCGCTTGTAATTAAGCAATAAGTATTCGTGTGCATCAGCTACAATTACAATATCATTTGGGTATCTTCTTTGATATTCAGCAGCAACTTTAGGATTAATTTCAACGGCTGTAATTTCGTATTCATCACCCCAAAGTTCTCGGTTTCCACCAATGCCACAATACAAGTTTAATATTTTAATTTTTTCTATTTCCACGCTTCAAAATTTTTAATTAAAAAAAAGGTTTCGTTTTCAAATGAGCTTTATCTTTAATAACCGCAGCCAGCTTATAACAGCACCTAATAAACAGCAAGCCGATTTATTAGCTACAAAACGTTATGGGCAATGGCTCGGACAAACCAAACCAGACCATCTAACAAGCCAATACGCAAAGCCGTAAAAACTTGGTTCGTATTTTGGTTTGGTTTCTTTCATGTTTGCATAATGCGTTTCCCATTGCTCCATAATAGTATCAAGTAAATCCCGTGCTTCGGGCGTAATGCAACCCAAAGTTATTTGTATTCCATCTTTGCTTCCTGCGTAATTAAATCTGCTTCCGTGAAAGCCACTGCCCATAACATCGGCTAAAACTTGATTGCCTATATTAGTGTTGTTTTGAACTTCATTACTATTTTCCATGTTTATCTTATTTTGAAAGTTATCTGCATTTTATTCGGCAACTCAGTTTAGCCTAGTACCGTTACAATGCTAATTTTTGAATATACTCAAACACTCCGTTCATATCTCTAAATGTTTTATGAGTTGTTTTAAGGTCTTTTCTTAGCGTAATGGTAAGTTTATACCTTTCGTCTTTTTTTCGCCCCGCATTTGGTCGTTTTCCGCCTCGTTTGTTTTGCATAAAAAATGTGCGTTACAGTCGCACCCCTGAGTTGGTTGTTATCTTATTTGACTTTAATTTCTGCCGTTTCAATATCTAAAAATGAATATAATTTAGGATTTTTTTTAGCTGAATCTATATGCCTTTGTATATCTCTTTTTGCAGAATCAATAAATGATTTTCCAATATAGGTTTTAAACATTTCTGCTCCATTTTTATCGGTTAAATATATGATTGCTGTTTCCATAATATTTGTTTTTGTTGTTATTTCTTCTACAAATATACGGCTACTTTTGAATTACGTAAACAAAAATCAAATTATTTTTGTAATTTAGAATTAGTCTAAATAAAACCCCAAAATATCCAATCGATATACTGCTTTAATTCCTTAGCTTTTTGTGGGTTGGTTAGTAAATATTTGTTGTAATCTTTTATTTTTTGGTCTAGTGTGTATGTTATAGTGCGTTTACTTTGTTTAGTCATTCTTAATCATTTGTAAGTATTTATTCTTAATCTCTATTAACTCTTCTTTAGTGTACTTATAGTTTCGTTTAACTATACTATCCGCTTCTAGTCCTTCGACAAATTCTTTTCCGTATCGGTTAACTAATCCTATTCTATACGCTGATAAATTACCCGAAAGATACATATTGCAATATGAATTACATTGTGCGTGGCAATTCCTTTCGTCGAATATTAAACCGCTATAAACGCCCGCTGGGAAATAATGGCCTCCGCTCCAATCTTTAGGGTTATGATTATTACAACTTATACAAGGTTTGCCACTGTCACGCATTCTAATCCACTTTTGAAACACTTTTTTAGCTTCTCCTTCGTAGTCTGACAAAGTTTTAAGTTTCTCTCTTAAATCGCTTTTAAATGCATTATCGCTTTTTTTCTTGTTTTTTATCTTTAGGCGTTCAAACATAATTTTACCTACTTCATTTGTGGTATACCAATCGTAAAGGCAACTATCACAAATACCGTATTTTCTCTTATAGCTTTCTTTTCCACATCCGTAGCCTTTAGCTAATCCGTTGCCGTGGCAAGGTTTCTTTTTTAGTTCCATAGTTATTTTTTTAGTCGTTGTCTTATACTTCTAATAGTTCCTAATTTTATTTTATCTACATACTCAATCGGTTTGCTATTTATTTTTCTGCACCAATTTTGTATTTTAATTTCATTTACTAAATATTCTGTTATTTTATCGCTCATAATTATAATTTAAAAAGGTATAATATCGTTTTGATTATAAGTATTTCCAAAAGCATCCTCAGGCGTTATAATAGGAAATGGTACTAACTCCTGAACAAACTCTACTTCTTTTTGTTCTTTGCTTTTTAATAAGTTATGCAGTTGTGGATTTTGATGTCTAGGGTAATAACGTCCGCTAGGTTTATGATAATCAAACTCTACCATTTCGCCAATAGTACCCTGAAAAGAATATTTAGTTTTTAGGTTTCTAAATGTACTATAACCATCATCCCCAAAGTATCTATAAATACAAAAACCGTCGTGAGTTTGGTTTCTAAAATCGGCACTACCTGAAACATCGTAAAGAGTTGGCTCATCATATACGCCCGCTTCTTTTTTCATTTTAGTAGGGTGCGCTATCACAATTATTAAAACGTTATTTTGTTGTGCAAATTGTGTTAATCGTGAGAGTGTACGACTTATGTTTTCTCTTTCGGTACGGTTACCCGTAAACTCGACTTTATTCCACGCATCTATTACAAAAATGTTTATTCCAAAACTAAATATTTGCTCTTTGAACTTTTCAAAAATCCAATCCCAATTCGCATACTCACCGTTTTCAGGACTTGTAAGGTAAAGTTTTTGGTTTGCCCAATTATGAAACTGCATAACCTCTAATTTACTACACCGCTCTGTTCCGTCAATCTCAAAGAAGTAGTTTTTGCCTATTACCTTTTGCACAAATGTACTCATATGTAATTCCATAGGTTGGTGTTCAGGACTAAAAAAACTCGCCTTAATATCGTTTTCAAGTAGGTAGTTTACAACTAGCCATTCTGTAAAATTTGATTTGCCGTGTGAGGGTATTCCCGTACCTACAACCAAATGCCCAAACATAAGTTTGAAAATATTGTTTAGATTTCCGAAGTATTCATTTTTCAACTCTATGCAGTTAGGTAAGCCACTATCGTATAAATCGACCATTTTTTCCAATAGGTCTTCGGTTGTGAAACTTCCTGAAACTGGGTACTTCTTTTTATTATGTATTGTTTTTTCAAGTACGCCCTCTATTAGGTCGCTATTTGCATCTTTATTGTCAAAAATAATCCTTTCACATCGGTAACGCCCTAATCTTTGCGCTATCTTTTCAGCTACTATATTCCCGCTATTATCGTTATCGGTAGCAATATAGAATTTTTTAATATCGGTTAAATACTTTTCAGAATTAATCCAATAGTTATCATTATCATTTGCACCTGATGGCAAAGAAACTACATTCTTAATTCCTATTTCGTGAAGTGCCAATACATCAAACTCCCCCTCAACTATGTAGGCTTCATTTTGGCCAATAATAGAATTTATATTATAAAGAATAGGTTTACCATTTTTACTTTGTGTAAATTTCTTATCCCCTGAACGGTACTTTTTGTTTACTAAAGTATCCCCCTCAAAGTAATTAAAAACAATATTATTAACCTCTTTTTGTAATTGTGGTTGGTATTGTGTCTCTTCGGTTATATTAAACTCTTTAAGAGTGTATTGGTTTATTTTACGGCTTTCACAATATTTAACCAACTTATCCGATATTTTAGTATAGTTTTTCCACGTTTGCTCAGGTAGTGTATAATTGTTTTGTACTATCGATTTTTGTACGCTATCACGAAAAAACAAGGCTTCACAACCAATATTGTAACATTTAGCCACTCCTATATCAAACCAAACCATTAACGACTTATCCGCTTTATTTCGTCGAGTATCGGTACAAGCTGGGCATTTTAGTTTATGCCGTCCGCTATCTTTGTTCGTTTGGATTAAATCCCAATTTTGTATATTACTCATTATGCGGGTGAATTGAAAAATGGTTTTACTTTTGTATTTTCTTGCTTATTTAACCAACTTATAAAATGACTTGCAAATTCAGTTTTATTTTGTTTAATATCAAATTTTAAATCTAAGTCAATAGCAAATGTATTTAGTTTTTCTTTAACCTGAATTAAAGTAAATTTCTTTTGGTTATTCATTGTAACAGATTCTAACCAACTTTGAGAATCTAATAACTCGGTTAAAAACTCTTTGTTCTTTGTATATTTGTTTATTTGTATATTGGTATCTTGTTTATCTATACTATCAATGCTTTCACTAGTGCTTTCACTTTGCTTTGTCGCGTGGTTTATAAATGCTTTATCAAGTGCTTTATCTACTGCTTTATCAAAATTTGATATAGCAACTATATTGCTACTGTATTGATTTTTTGATTTTTCTATCAACTCAATCAATCCAAATTCTACTAAATCATTAAGAGTAATAATATAAGTATTGTAGCTTCTTATCCCTATTGCATCTTTTGCCATTGTAGTAGGTAAACCAAACTTTTTTTTCCAACCCAATCTATTACAATGCTCAACTATAAAAAGATATAGTGCGCAATGGTTAGGTTTAATTTTTTCAGGGTTTTCAAATGCGTAATCCCAAAACGCTCTTGTTAATTTAAAATAGTCCATAAAAATAAAAAACCCCTTACGCCCCGCTTCTACTCGGTTTGTAAGAGGTTGTGGTTATGGTTAACCAATTTCTTAATAGTGGTAGAAGTTCACTAATACAATATTACAAAATGTTATTCAAATAAACTAATTTTAATCTAAAAATATTGTTGTACGTTTTCTAAAATTTCGTTCTTATCGAATAGAAATTTATCGCAAATAACGTTTAACACATCGCTATACAGTTTGTTAAATTCCGTTTCATCCATTTTACTAAATGAAATACTTAGTGCTTCTTTTTTTTGAGTTCCGCTTTCTAAATTAAAAATCAATTCGTAATGTCCAGCGCAAATAATCAACTCTTTTCGTAAATGCTCGATGTTATTAAACGTTTCTTGGTTTTGGTAGCAAAGATTAATTAAGGAAAAAAATTTACGGTGAAAACGTGCGTTTCTTTGTTTGGTATAAACCACTTTAAACGGCTCATTTAGTGGTATTTGTTTGGCTTTCTCATAGTCTGAGTCATAAGCCAATTTAAACGAGCCGTTAAGGGTTTTAATTAGGTGTAAATCCATTGTAAGTCATATAACTTAGTTAGGTAGTCTAAACCGTTAAAAGGGTAAATCGTCTGCTGGTGTTACTAATTCTGTAACAGTTTCAAATGGTTGTGTACTCGGTGCGCTAGATTCTGCTTTACTAATTTTCCAACCTTGAATATCGTTAAAATACTTTGTTTCTCCTTGTGGATTAACCCACTCACGACCTCTTAAATTTATTCCTACGGCTACGCTATCTCCTACTTTATATCCGTTTAGAACATCGCATTTATCTTGCACAAAATTGATGCTTATAAATTGCGGATATTGCTCCTCTGTAGCGATTACTAATTCACGCTTTTTAAAAGACGGCGTTACTAACTCTTCATTTCCTATTTTCTTAATTTTTCCTAATACTTCCATAATTTAAAATTTAATTATTAAACTGCTTTTACTATTTGTTGTTGTTACTTTTGTTACTTCTATTCCTTCGCTATCATAAATAGTGTCATCCGATTTTAAAGCTACTTTTAAAAGGTCTTCACGTTGTTTAATTTTGTTGTTTAATTCATTCCAAACAAAGTCTTCTTTAAAGTTGTACATTATACGCCCATTTGTTGGGGTAAATTCTACGCCTAAAACGGTTACTTTCTCAAATATAACGCTTTCCTTTATTTCCGTTATTGCGTTGCTTATAACCTCGTTTAAACGCACTAAATTAGCTAGTGCTTCGTGCTTTGAAACTTCGCCACCATTTATAATTTGTGTTGCTAAATTTAACCCAGTTTTTTGTGCTTCTTTTTTTGTGAAAGTTGCATCATAAAGAGTAACAATATCTTGTTCTCTTAATTGTAAAAATGTTTCGCTATTTACTCCCATTATTTTTTAATTAAAGATTCACACCACAACGTTATATCTTCGGGGCTAGAAATAAACTTTTGTTTACTTTCTGAATAAGGATAGTATTTACCATTTTTTTCTTTTACGGGTAACTTAACTATTTTTTTAGCATAAAGGAAACGACCTATTCCCCACATAACACCAGCACGTTTAAAAGCATCGCTAGCCTCTCCCTTTTCTTTTTCAACTTGGCTTTCAGTTCCGCAGTCAGATTTCCAAACCCAATACTCTACAATATCGCCTTTTGATACATCAAGAACGCTTTTAACTTTGATACCTATACTAGCGAATAAGTTACCTTTATGCTCTTCATATTTAACTTGCCAATTTTCTTGACCGCAAACGTCATCTAGTAAGTCTTGAACAAAGCGGGCATCGATATAAGCAACACAAGTCGCTCCCCATTGATTTGCTGATTGTACCCTCCACTTATACGGGAGTTCTTTTTTTAAGTCTTGTAAATCCATAATTTAATTTTTAAAGTTTGTCAAATTTACGAATTAAGTAGTTAAGAATGAAACTAAATAGGCTTATTTGCGGTTACTTGTTTGCTAATTCCTTTGCTTATATACTTGAAATTTGTATGCGCCTTAACGCTCATTTTAGCGAGTTGTTTCAAGTGCCAATTTTCTTCTGCTATTGTTAGGTGTTTTTTCATAACTCTTTGCCTTTCGTGTCTATAAATTTCACATCTTTTAAAATAATACTTACTATTTTTTCAGAAACATTTTTCTTTTTGCATTCGCTTTCAATCATTAAAGGAATGGTATTATTAGTTTCTTTTTGTATTCTTTTGACCTCTGAATTAAGTTCGTTTACTTCCTCTTTTTTCTGCTCAAAATAAGCATTTATCTTATTACAAATTCTTTCGATTTCTTTTGTTTTTTCTTTTGGTGTCATAATTACATAAAATTCAGTTTACTTTCTCTTATTTCCCACGTTGTATGAACGTAGATGATTTCTGGGTCGAATAATTTACCCTTATTAGGTTTTTTCAGCTTTCCTTTTAAAAACTCAATTTCATCATAGGTAAATCTATATTCACTCCCAAACTTTGTTATGTAGGGGACTAGATTATACTTTCGTGCCAATCTAGTTATTGTTGCCTTTGATACTCCAAATAATTGTGATATATCTTTGGTATTGTAAATCGCCCTCATAATACCTCAGGCTCTAACACTTCAAACTCGTTTATAAACTCTTGAAATAAGTCTTTAGCTTTTGATAATTCACTTTCTAAGTAGGCGTTACGTTTCTGCAACGCCTCTATTTGTGCTTGTTGTAATTTTAGTAAATCGTTCATAATCCTTTAATAATTTTAATTAATTTTTCAGTTTTTAAATTTAGTTTTAATTCTTGTTTAGGAGTTAATCCTCCTATAACTCCGAACATTGTTTGTAATTCTTTTAGGCTTTCTATTTCTCTTGCCAGCTTTTTTAGCTTTCTGACTTTAGCGGGGTCTATTACTGTTCCGTTCATAATTTATCGTGTAAAATGTTAATAATGTCTTCTTCTTGGTCTTCGTTAAGAATAGGTAGCAAATTAATACAACTATCTAATGTAGCAACCTCTTTTAGAATGATATCGGGATACTCTGCTGGGGTTTCTCTAGTAGCTGGATAATGTTTACCATCTACTTCAAACCCTATTACTAAATCTACTGTTAAATAGTTTATTGTTTGATATTCCATTACTTCTTAGTTTTTAAATTTTCGCAAATTTTGTTAATTGCGTTGTCGATTTCGGTTATTTTTTCTATCGGTACTCTTCTTGTGATTGCTATTGTTGGGGCGTTCCAATTTGGTTTACGCCCCGAAGTTGATTTTTTAGTCATACTATAAACAATAAGGTGATGAAAAGTCAATAATGTAGGCTTGAACATTTTTAGCTACTCTTTCAGTAATTCTAAAAGATTGTAAATAAGATTGAATTGCTTTTCTAGCTTCTTTTTTTGTTTTAAAATCTGACACTTTAACCTCTGTTCCGTTTTCGATAAATCTAACTGATGCTTTCATAATATTTAATTTTAGTTTTTAGCTTTATTGCTGGTACAAATATACGGCTATAATTCTAATTTCAAAATTAAAATACAATTATTTTTAGTTTTATAGCTTATTTATAATCATTCTAAATAACAACTATAAATTTATTAAATAAAAAACCCCTTAAACATTCAGTACCAATACTGCAATATCTAAGGGGAAACTTTAACCAAAAAACTAAATTATGAAAATCAAAGATAACTATTCTTTTTTAAATAATACCAAAATCCCAAAGGAATTAATAAAAGTAATAACCACCACCAATTAAACCCCTCACTCTCGGTATTTTTAACAGCTTCAACTCTTTTACTTTGCGTTACCGATTTGCTTTGCGTTTTAACCGCTTTTTGTTCGATTTGCGCAACTTTAGTAGATTGGTTGGTAGTTACGTTTTTTTTAACTTTAGACTGCGTTAAAATAGTATTAAAATAACTTTTCCCGTTTACAACCATTGGCTTGCTATTATCAAGAGGTTGTAGGGTAAGTTGATGGGTACTAGATTGGTCTACTACTTCTATATTACTATCTTCGGTTATAACAGTCTTACTACTATCTACTGTCGAGGCTTGCGCTTCGGTTTTAGTTGTTTCTGTTACGTTTGATTTGGCTACCTTTCGAGAGGCGCAACTACTGCATAAGATTAATACCGTTATAGCTATCGCTAGCCATATTAATATACTGTTTTTTTGTGGGTTGTTTGGTGTCATATTTCTGTTTTAAAAGTTTTCTAATTATGTTATTTATTAAACCTACTATTCGCTCCTCGTTTACAATTTTCTGAAAATGTTATCCATTGGATATTATCTTCTGTATAGCCTTTTTTACTATCTATTCTGTCAATACTAGGGGTAAGTGTTCTTTTATATTCTGAATTAATCCATTCATTGTATAAATTCCAAAAATTATCTTGAACTAAAGACCATTTATAAAATGTTTTTTTATCTAAAATTTCAAGTCCTAAATATAAATGATTTTTATTTTTAGTAACACCGCTTACTCTAGATAACATATTTCGATATGTTCTAACCAAAAAACCTTTAGGTGTTTTCTCATACCGCTTAGTGTGTATGTTATTATTCAAGGCTCTTTGTTCTCTTTGATGCTTGTTTTTTTCTTCTTTAGTCATATTTATATATTTATTGATTTATACAAATATACAAATATTTTCGTGCTTAACACGAATAACTAAACAATTTTACCATTAATTATTCTAATATTATTAACGTGATACGTTCCGTCTTTATTTACTTTCACATGTGTAAAGCCATGATTCCAATTATTGAAAGGCATATACTCAGGCTCTAATCCACAAAGACAACCAGTTGACCACGTTGTCGTAACTTCGCCTCCTAAGTTCTTTTCGGAATGCTCACTGCTACGGTGGTGATGCCCAATAATGCAAGATTGTTTAGCTTTTAGATATAATCCACGTGCGGGATTTACGGGAGGTGCGAAGCCTCCAAACCATTCGTGTCCGTGCATAATAGCAAGTTTACCCGCATAAGCTATCTGTTTACTTCCAACTAACGTACATCCAAACTCCCTTAGTCTTAATATTTGTTCCAATTTAAAATCGTCAATCCCTAATAATTCGGGTGCTTTAATTTTTAAGAAATTTTCCCAACGGTCGCAATGGTTGCCTATCTTAAAATAAATAGGGCATTTAAACGTATCTTGAAGCATTTTCAAAAACTGTCTAGTTAACTCTAACTCCCCCGCTAAATTTCTTAATCTAGGGTCTTTAATAAACCTACTACCGTGATACATATCTATTGTATCGCCGTTTAAATAAACCGCATTCACATTATTATCTAAACCGTATTGTAATGCCAATTCTAAGGCCTTATTATCTTGGTAAGGTATATGTATATCCGATAAAACTAATATGTTATTTTGCCCTTTTGGTAGCTTAAACGGTTTAGTAGCCTCGTAGTCGCTTTCAGGAAGTTCAAATGATTTAGTAATCATTTCCCTTTTTTCTTCTTTTGTTCGCTCCCCTACCTTTTCCATAGGCATCTTATTGCTTTTTTCGCCTCTGTAATATCTTATCGATGCCCGACAAGCATCTAAGCTATTAAAACTAAGTGGATTTTCTTTGTAAAGTATTCGAGCTAATGCCATAGTTGAAGCCTTTGGCATACTTTCAATTAGCTTAACTGCTAACTCTTTTTTATAGGTTGCCCCATTTTGATTTCCTTTTACACTCATAATCTATTTTTTAAAGTTTCTCAAAATTAGTAATTTTCTTTAATACTTAGACGTTTAGCGTATTATTTAGAATGAATATAAATAGTAAGTATTATTTTTTTGTATTACTTTTTTTTGTAGTATTGCATAACGGATAGGTATTGGCGAAGTTGCCGAACACAAAACTTCAATAGAATTACAAATGTTTAAATTAAAGATATAATGTCAAACGAAGCACAAAACGGCTTTTTTGCCAAACCGATGTTAGGCGATGTTTTTATTCGTGTTTTCTGTGGAGTTTCCATTGAAGATAAGTGTAGGCATCAATTACATCCGTTAAACGAAGTAATACAAGCACAGAAATCATTGTCGTTAAACAAATCAATGGACTTTTATTCAAACAGTCCTGACTTTGTTTCTGCTATAAAATATTTGTGTCAAGAAAAAGGTGTTAAATATGAATTTTTCTTGGATGGAGAAAGTACAGGCAATGATATAGAACCCATATTCGAGAATTTTAATAAGTCTTTTGATTTGTTGAATGAGTTGTGTCCAAATATCGCCTAACGTTTACAGATTGGCGATGTTGGGGATTAGAAAGTACAAATGTTCAAATTATTACAAATGATATTAGAAAGCACAGAAGTTCAAATTAAGCACGAAAGCCCCAATATTGCCAATGTGGTGTTAGGTGCAGTTCCTGTTCACAAATTTCCCTACAATTGGAATTTAAAAGATACAAACTTTACAAAAGATAAAGGCAAAGTGTTTAGTTGTTTTGCTTGTGGTGGTGGTTCAACAATGGGATATAAATTGGCTGGATTTGACGTAATAGGACACAATGATATTGATAAAAAAATGATTGAAGTTTACAAAGAAAATCATAAACCAAAATATTCATTTTTAGAAAGTATTACAACTTTTGCTAAAAGAAAAGATTTGCCAAAAGAACTTTATGAACTTGATATTTTAGATGGTTCGCCACCTTGTAGCAGTTTTTCAATGGCTGGAAATAGAGAAAAAGACTGGGGCAAAGAAAAGGTATTTAGAGAAGGACAAGCTGAACAAGTTTTAGATACGTTATTCTTTGATTTTATTGATTTAGCAAAAGAATTACAACCGAAAGTAGTTGTAGCTGAAAACGTAAAAGGTTTGCTATTAGGCGAAGCGAAAGAATACGTTATTAAAATTTATAAGGAGTTTGATAGAGCTGGATATTATGTGCAACATTTTTTACTTGATGCTTCAAAAATGGGAGTGCCACAACGTAGAGAAAGAGTTTTCTTTATTGCACTAAGAAAAGATATAGCACAACCATTTTTATATTATGCAGATATGTTTACTGAATTGCCAAAAATTGATATGCAATTTAACGAACCAACAATTACATTAAATGACATCAAAGACAATAGTGCTAATGATGAAAAATGCGAAATGACTGATGTAAAAAGAAACATCTGGAACAATAGAATTAATGGAGATAGTGATTTTAGCTGTACATTAGGGAGAATTGAAAACAGACCAAATTCAATGTTTAACAATAACTATTTATATGGAAATAAACCATTAAATACTATTACATCAAAAAAGAATGATGTGCTTTTTGATGAACCAAGACATTGTAATTTTAACGAAAACACATCCGGGCAAACATATCCTAAAGATTATAACTTTTTAAATATGCCTTATTTATATTTATTAGGAATGAGTGTGCCACCTGTAATGACTGCACAAATATCAACTAAAATATATGAACAATGGTTGTCGAAGTTGTAGATGCGTCTTTTGGAATTGCACCTAACTAATCGCTAAGTCTGACAAAAGTGATACAAATTTAATCTTAACCCTATGATAGTCTATAATAAACAAATTACGCTTAAGATAAGCGAAACGCAAAAAAACACCTTAGATAAATTAGCAAAGCGAAAGGTAAAAGTATCTAAATTCATTCGGGATGCTATAAGCGAAAAAATACAACGAGAGGCAAAGGATTTAGTCGTTAAGCCTAAAAAAGTTGATGTTCCGTTTTAATTGGACTAAACCAACAATAAGTATAAATTAAGATATTAACGTTGGATATAAACAACAAAAAACCCCTAACCGACCGAGGACACCTCAATCCAAAAATTAGGGGTTTAACTGCATGATGACAAGATTCATTGTAAATATATAGATTATTTGCTAAAATACAAAGCACTTTCTTTTATACGTCGTTTAGTTAATCCATTTAATTCTTTACCCCCTTGTTTATTCCACATTAAGAAAGCCTTAGCGATGTTTGCGTCTTTTGGGTTATTGTTTGCCAATCGCAATACAGTTGATGTCTTAAAAGCGTTAATTCCTATGTTATAGGCAAGGCTTACAAGTGCGTTAAATTGATTTTGGTTTACCTCTTTTAAAATTAAGCTATTTACTTTTAAGGCGAAAGCATCCGCTAAAACTGTAAGTAATTCCAAAGCCCGCTCTTTTGTAATAGGCAAATCAGTTATTTGTACTTTTTTACCGTTATCGTAGAAAGTAGAACCGTATCCAATCGTAACTATTCCTTTTTGCTTTTCCAATTCCGTAGCATAGTAAGGGGATAATCTTAAACCCTCGAATGATGCTATCAATTCTATTCCGTTTCTGTCTAGTTTCATTTCGTAAACACTTTAACCGTTATACTTATAATAGCTAATATTAACCCTCCTATGATAAATTTAGCTTGCTTAAGGTAAACATTGACTTCTTGTTTAAACGTTCTTAATTCGTCTAATTCGTCTTTAATATCTTTTACTTCTTGTACCATACCGCCTTTATTAAAATCATTACCTACCAACACATTTTTAATATCGATTAATATCGCTCGGTCTTCAATTCGATATTTTTTATCTAAATCCATGTGATGCCGTATGCGCTCAACTTCTGCGCTTAGTAGTTTCAAATCGTCCATTATTCTTTATTGTTCTTTAATTTATCTACAATGTTAATTCCAAAAAGTCCGCATATTAACCCTGCATCAACTGTTAAGACCATTACTAAATTGCTAGCATCAGCAAACCTATGCGAATATAAATAAGCACAAGTAACGGCAAAGGCAGTTAGCTTTTTACCGCTTGCCCCGTCTGTATTATTATCTAAGCTAGATTTTATAAAATTAAAAAAACTCATTACGATATATTACTTGTTGCAGTTAATGTATTACTTCCTATTTCTATAAATTCACAAAAACTATTAGCCTCTATTTGTGCCGTTGTAACCCCTATTGAAGTGGCGATAGCAGGTTGTATAGTTCCCGCAGTAGTTACAGTAATAGTACCGCTTAACATCCCCTTAGCCACTGTGTTTGTTGTCGCAGTCGTTACTACTGTTGCGCCCGTTGTTTGTATAGATTGAATATTGGCTGCCGTTATGGTTGCAAGTGCATTTTTAGTGGCATTCATTTTATAACTAATCGACGTAATTACTGCCGTTCCTAAAAAACCAAAAGAAATAGTACCACTAGTACCACTTAACCCCGTAACATCAAACTCAATTCTAAATCGATAGGTCTTATTAGCACTCGCGTTAAAAGAACCACCTCCACCGCTACCGACGTTAAACATTTTTTGTAAAGAGGTCGAGTTTGATAGTACATAGGGAGTTAATAAACGCATATAATCGACTGTACCCAATCCTACAGCAGTTCTATCAAGTGTTTGCCAGCTCTTATCACCTCTGTAATATTGGGATGTAGTACCCGCAGTTATTGTTGGCTCAACTGAAACGTTGCCACTACCTAGCAAAGAAGTTGAATTAACTGTTTTAATGTTTGTGCCGCTTACTAAAGTATCTTGTTTAGTTGCTAGTCCACTAGTTAGTGAAGAAGTCGTAGCGTATGAACTTAAAGCCGTTGTTATTTGTGTGGCTACTGCGCTAGTAGTGGTGTAAATAGAATCAAAATAAGTCTTTAAAGTAGCCTTAATATTCGCCCATGTTATTTTTTTAGCTAGTGAAACACTATTGTCTACAATAATCATTCTGTCAGCATCTACGGGGGTAGTCATAGCCGTAAGACCGTCAACAAATGTGTGCGTATTGCTTGCCGTTAATACGTCTTGTTTGCTACTCGCTAAACCACTATATTGGCTATTTGTAGCGTTATCACCGCTATTCGTTCCGCTTGTATTGGCTAATTTGGTTATTTCACTAGCATTAATTAAACGCTCCCCCGTAACCTTATCTACTTTAGCGTCTAAATCAGTAACGTTTGCCTTTGCTAAACTATTGTAATATGATTCTTTTTGTGTTATAAGAGGTTGTGAAACGGGGGTTAATTCAATCTTAGAAATCATCCCCGTACCGTTTACCGTATCCCAATTAGTCATATAAATGGAACCGTCTGTAGGTTGCAATAACTCGTTTGGAAACCCATTACCCCTATACGTGAAAGTGTTACTTGTATATGGTTGTTCAGACTGTAATGCTAGTAACAATGATTGTAAATCCCATACTTGTATAAAGCCTTGATTACTCATACTGTATAGCTTAGTGCAATCTGTGCTTTTAAATAACCCTACGGTTGGCAAAATATCAAAAGGACGAATAGTATTATCATCTACATTAATAATTACCGCACCTAATCCCGTTCCTACTCCTTTATTTTCACCTCCTAATATTACGGCATTATAACCTAAATTGTTATCATCTACGGGTAAAAATACATTATCATCCGTAATAACTTCCATATAATTACGAACATCATTAACCGTATATGTTAAATTAGTATTGTTGACTGTTGCTAAATAACCTCTACTGCTTGAAGCATAAAAAACACCGTCAATAGAATTAATATCACACCAATGACCGCCTCCGTTACCCGTCCAATTATTAGTTAAAATAGTATTCCAATCGCTTATCCTAACCTTGAAAAATTTACAGTTGTTTATGTTTTCAACTCCATAGATATAAGTACCGTCCGTACAAATTGCAGGACTATCTTGTAAGTTTACACCCGTAATAACGTTATAATTGATATCTGTAAAATCAAGTGGGTCAGCATCCCAAATATAAGAAACACCATTATAATATCGAGTTCCGTAAATTCTACTCTCATCTGATTTTTTAACAATGCTTTCTAATCCTAAAGAGCAAGGCACTGTAATAACCTCCTCCAAAGTCGTACCGCTATATCTTAGTAATTTACTATTAGCACCTTGACGAGTGCCTATAATCATTTTACTGCCTATCGTTATGGTTCCGTGCGCGTATGCAAATTGATTACTTGGCGTTGCCTCTAAAATAGTAACTACATTCTCATTTGAAGCCTCAACGTCGTTTGCCGTTATAAACCCGCTATCATTTGTAAGGTCGCTAGTTAAGGTCGGGATATCTAAAGTAACATCCCCCGTTTGTCCGTTTACGCTACTTACTGCACCGCTTGACTGCACAACGTTAATTTCAATAGTCGTTACATCGTTAACCGTTTCTACAGTTATATTTTCCTCAATAGGATAAGTATTTATTGTAATTGTTTCGTTCATATTAATTTGTAACTGTATCGATTATTGTAAAGTTTCCGCCTAACCATGTCTTAATAACCCCGTCCATATTAATCTCAATATCATAAATATAGTCGAAAGCTAAAATATCGATTATTTGCTCATTAATTTGAAAGTCTAAAATAGTAGAAGTATTGTTTAATATAGTAATGCCACCTGTTACACTGCTAAATGTAAGCCTACTTTGGTCGCCATACATTTTTTTAAGTTGGATTTTTACCGTTGCTCCCGTAAAGTCAAATATACTAGAGTTAGATAGGGTAAATGTAAAGCGGTGCGCCTTAAAGGTATTCCCTTTTAAATGTGTAAAGTCTCGTGTTCCCATTATGTAAGTCTTATTTTAACCACGCCCGCAGTATGGTAATATTGTCCTATTGCTATTCCCCCAGCACTTGCCGTAGTATCATTAGTAAAGTTGTCAGCAATATCTACTATGCAAAAAATACCGTCTTTATTAGGGAGCATTTGGCCTCTGTCTATTGTTAATAAACTAGCGTCTATCGTTGCATTTTTTCCTTCATCGCTAGTTGAGTTTATAGTTATAAACCCAAGAGGACTAATTCCCACTCCTTTAGTGTTATCATTAGTTATTGATATGTCATTTGTAGTAGTATTACCTACGTCTGTAACTTGTTGTAAGTTAGGCGAAAAACCAACTATTGGTATTCCTACCGCCAACTCCCAATGGTCTGCCAATGACATAACTGCATTAAGTTGCTCGGTACACACTACATCAGGATAACCGCCTACATTTAAATAAGTACCTGCCCCACATAAAAAGAAACTAGGGTTTTCGGGGACATCGGGTAGTTGTTGACCATCTGTAACGCTTAATGCTAAATAACCAACACCGCTCCCCGCACCTATTGCAGTCGATATTAAATCAATTAATGACTGTACCGTATCCTGCTTTAAATCTGTGCCTACTTGATGAGGCAATAGACTTGTAGCCGTAATAGGGTCAAAAGCTAATTGGTCTACTCGTATAGCCGTTATATCATCGGGGTTTATTGACATATTGTTATAATTTCATACATTTTAATAATACTATGAACGGGGGCATATTGCGCCCGATTGCACTAACTCCTACCGTAGAAGTATAGTAAGTAGTTCCACCTGCTGAGCCGTCACCACTTGTATTTTGAGTAACCGCCCCACTAGTTTTAATTGGAAATCCCGTAGCTATTGCAGGAAACTCGCCCTCTGCCGTAATATCGTCAGTATAAACGTGACTGTGTGAAATTACCGCTCCATCTTTATAACCTCCAAATCCACCTATACTATTATAGTTTGTACCGTATCCAACGCTTACAAGTCCATCCATCGGAGGCGTGCCGTTTTGACCGTTGCAAATAGCTAAACCTTCACATATACCAATTCCTAATCCCGTAGAATCAAAATTGTCATCTATATACGTAGGCGTTACCCATAAATCAATAATCTGAAATTGTCGAGTACCCACATTAATATTCATATAGTCTATTAAATCCTGCCCCGTAATTTTATATAAATCCGTTCCGTTTTCAATAGCAATTTTTGAAGTTTCGCTAATTGCTCCCGTTGGTAATTCCCCTACTCGTACTGCCGTTGTTAATTCTGGGTTTATTGCCATTATTCTTTTGTTTTAATTATAAAGTTTGCATCTTCATTCGTTACTATCAAATGGTTCGGGTTTCCATCGCTTAAAACAAAGTCTCCTAGTCCTTTTGTTAGTGGTAATCCATACCCCGTAATACTTCCCGAAAAACTCAATAAGTCCTCCGCTTGTGAAGCCTCTGATATTTCAGTTATATACCCTTTACCATAGTCTACCGTAGGAAATAAAGAGCCTTGTATTTTCCAATCTAATAGCATTTTTGAACGTTTCAATAGCTTAAGTCTGTCGTAACTAGCCACTCCAAAATTACCCCCTATTAGGGTTGTATTTAATTGCACCCCTTCAAAACCTATGCTATAATTTTGGTTTGTAGGTCTCGAAGTCGCCCAGCCATTATTATCCCTTGTTGTAGTTGATAGCATTTCAGCACTTTCAGAAATTGAATTGCCACTTAAACATCCTACGGGCAACCAACTACCTAAGTATTTTATATATAATATTCGGTCTGCTCCGCTATACGTTTCCATAATCCAAAGATATAAAATTATTTATAATCATTCTAAATAATTACGATTTAATAGTAGGCTTAATTGTATCGTTTCCATAATCAGGCGAAATTACGTATTCAATATCGCCTAAATCGCTTGTATAAAACTGTAATAGCTTAACTTGTGATATATTAGTTTTATAATCGTAGTCGTAGTGTATAGGCATAAACTTGCCACTAATACCATCGATTGTAATTACTGACATATACTTAATTTCGCCAAAAATACTACCTGAGAAGCGTCTTATAGGTGCTGACTGTATTCTCAAATCGTCCATAGCACTTATACCTAACAACTCAATATTTTCAGCCTTATTTTTACGTGTCCATAATTCGGTAAGCGTTTCTAAATCATCTGTGTAAATAGAGCCTATTAACATAGCATCTCCATCTCCATTATATACCACTTGATTTTCTTTAGTAATTGAGCTTGGTGGATTTTTTCGGCTTACAGTATGAAACTCGCCAACTATACCGCTTTCTTTAAATGTGTTATCTAATAATTGAACATAGCTTATTTTAGATAATCCTTTTTTTGTAAAATCATAGAACGGATCACCCACTGCTCTTACATAAATACCTGGGGAGCATATCACAACCGTAACGCTACAATTATTGTTTAAAGGAGGTAATAAACGTTCGTGAGTAATGAAGTATTCTTTTGTACTTACATTACCGCATTTAACTACTATGTGTGCATTCGTATCTGTTACCCACTCATTGTTATTATTCAAATAATAACCATCACTTGTTTTTATTTGTATGTTAAAATAGTGTATCGTTCTAAGTGTAGAAGCCTTAAATCTAAATGTTAATACTTGCCCTTGTGAGGCTGAGAAAGAAGTTGATGTTAAGACCTCTGTTAAAAATGGTACGCCTTGCCTAACTGCCAACTCTAAACCCGTTAAATTTAAAGGATTGTTTATAATTTCTAATCCCGTATATGGTGCTTCGGGATAAGTAATAGTATCGGTAACTATAATAGGCAAATCAGGGTTAGTAGTCCAATCAGTATAAACCATAGCATCACTATGCGAAAGGTTTGTATTTTTCATATACCCATCTAAAAAACCATACTTATAATTTAGCCTATACGCACTTATTGCGCCCACAACTTCTATTTGTTGGTCGCTACCACAATGATGCGGATAAAAGTTATTAATCTGACTACCTAAATTTGCATTTAAATTATAAAGTTGTGTTGTGTTTGTTGTTTGGTTTATAAATGTAGCTACCCCGCTATCTAAGTCATTAGGTCGGTATATAAACCACTTCCCATCTTGTTGTGTAACTACTGCTGACATTAGATTAAGTATCGATGTTAATACTTCGTTACAGTCCATTATAACCTCATCTTGTTGTTGCTTTACAAACCTTTCAGCATTTATAAAAACATCCTTTACAATATTAGTTCCAGAATAACCTACATACTCTAAATCTATATTTGTTAATATATCCATAGATAGTCTAGTTCGGTCTAAACATCCCTTAATCACATCATAGAAAGACATTTTACCCGTAAATCGTAAACCGTTACTTTGCACGAATGAAAGGTCTTTCAATAACCCTAATCCATCTACTGTTTCGACATTTACGTACCACGTGTCCGCAATAAAACTTTGCGTACACCCGTCAGGTTTAATATAGCCTTTGTAGACTAAATTAGTATTTTTTAGTAATTCAACTTTAAATGTAAATTCGTCCTCAAGCAAAAACTCATCATAAGTTAATGATTGATTTGCTTCAAGTTGTAAATCTATTCCCGTTCCCCTAATTGGCGTTAAGATAGTTTCAACACTTGATTTTTTTAGTGTAAACGTTCCAAATATTTCGGTAGCTGACCCTAAATAGTTTTTCTTATAAATGTTAAGCGTGTAATCATCGAAAATAATATAGTACTTTAAATTTTCGTTAGCTGGTTCTATATCAACTGTGGTAATATCGATAAAGTCATTTATAACGGGGTCTATTGAAATAATACAGTCTGCTTGTACCGTAACTTCAATAGTTTGCCCTACTATATTGTAATCTATGATATAATTTTGATAATTCTCTTGTAAAAAAGATAGCGTATTTTGAATAGTTAAATCTAAAGTACTGCCTAGATTTACTTGGTAGTCCTCCGTAATTGTTGCGCCTGCATTTATCCAATCTATACGGCAAAAGTTTTTACCGTTACTATACGTTATGTCAATAGAATTAACTTGTATGCTATAAGTGAACCCCGTCGACGTTGTAGAGGGTTGGTCGTTAAATTGTATGATTATTTTCTTTGCCATTATCCTAATCCTAATTGACCGCCTAAACGTTTGTTACTATTAATCGTATTACTCAACACTCCTATTAATTTTGTTCCTGCAATTTCAAAAACTACTGTACCGCCACCGCTATTTGAAGCAAAGCCACTACTCGTAAAACTGCTATTATTTGCGCCTGAACCTGACGAACTAGAAGCACCGCCTCCTCCTCCGATACCTCCGCCTATTGAACTAGACTTAGCACTGAAGAAAGACCCTAAAGCAATTAATGCAACACCCGCACCGATAGCAACGGCAGGATTAAGCGATTTTAAAGCCGTTTTAATAGCTAATAACCCTACACCTACTTGTATAGCCATTTTACCCATATCTGTTAATATATTCCCTAACGAACTAAGTAAAGAAGCACCTACTGCGCTTAATATATCCGACCCCGTAGCTAAAGCGTTTCCTATTGCCTCGCCTAATCCTATAAAAGTGTTGGCTATCGAATCTGTAATTATTGCACCTGCCTTACTATTGAAATCTTGTAAAGCTAAAAGCATTTTTGCAGTTTCTTCACTTACTGTATTTGAAGCAGGAGGAAAAGAAGTGTGCATAATTCCCGGCAACTCTTTTATTTTATTTCCAAATTCATCTACTTTACCCGTTAAGGCTTCAAGTTTACTAACGTCTGCTAATCCTGCTGGCAATAATGAACTTTGTACCGCAGTTACTTGCGGGGTTACATAAGTTTTAGTCGCTTTTACTTCTTTTTCTTTTAACTTAATACTTTCCGCAGTTTTTTCGTTTAGCATTCCTGCTAATTTATCTTGTTGCGTTTGTACTTCTAAAATTTGTACGTTTAAATCTTTTACTCTCGATGTCGCACTTGCTAATTGCCCTTCATTACTTAAACCCGTCGCTCCCATTGTGCCACCAGTAACAGTAACCGCTCCTTTTACATTAGCCTGCGCCTCTTTAAGTTTAAGTATTGCTTTTTCCTTTTGTATCTGTAAATCTAATTTTTGAGAGGCTAATTTTCCAATTTCATCAGCTAAAGCCGTAGCCTCTGCACGTGCTATAATTGCCCTTGTTAATTCATTTGTAGCACCCGTTAAATTACCATTTAAAATATATTCTTTTGACAAATTTCCAAAGTAAGCAGGGTAAGTACTTTGTAATTCTTGAACTGCCAATAATCTATCTTTTCGTGATTTAGTATCGTCCTGAGCAACAGAAACCAAAGCCTTCATAGTTGATATTTCAGAAGCACTATTTTTAGCGGAATCCGTCGCAATTTTATCGATAGTCTGTTTATAGCTATCAAAACTTCCCGTTAACTTATCTATAACATCCCCAACGCTTAAACCGCTTTGCGCCATATAAGTCAACCCCGTAGTAAGCAAAGAAACGCCTAGTAATATACCGCCACTCCCCATAATAGACTGCCCTAACGCCTTTAAAGCTCCACCCGTAGACCCCGTAGCGTTTTTAAGATAGCCAAAACTTTCAACCGTTGCCGTAATATTGTTACCTATACCAATAATTCCAAATGGTGCATCCTGCGCTATACGGCTAAACTGCATTAAAGCATTTCCTCCATTGGCAACTTTTGGAGCCATACCGCTAAACGTTTGCCCCGTATCTTTTACAGTAGATTTTAATTGATTAAGGTTATTTTTAGCATCTTTAATTTGAGAGTTTATTTCGGTAGTATCTAAACCAACTTTTAAACGGTCTAGTTTTACCTTAGATAACTCTTTAATATCATACTCAATCTCTTTGATTTTTTTATCAAAGTCCGTTTTGTCCGCTCCTATCTGTACCTCTAATTTTCCGCCACTCATACTATTGTTTTTTTACAGTTTCCTGCCATTTCTTATACTCTCCTATAAATATTTGTTTCATTTCGTCGGATATGCCTCCTTTAACTTCTTTATCCCCTTCTAACTTAAGAAACTGCTCTTTTCGTTTAACCATCTTTTTAGGGTCTTGATGTGGTGCAATATAGCTAACCCACATTAACTCCCTTAGCTTAATCCAATCGTATTTATCTTTCCTTTTATAAGCAAAAAGTCGAATTTGAAACTCCGCCCACGTCATTTCGTAAACTGATTCCAAATTCGACATTCTTAATTCGCCTAAAGCAAAAGAAATTACATCCTCACTCCAATTTATTTTTTCACTATTTTTTTTTTACTACTTTTATCCTCAGGGACATCCTTAGTCAAAGACTTTACAAAAGCATCCTGCCACTGCAAAAACAATTCCCCTTCAAAACCTCCTGCCTCTTCTATCCATTCGGTAACGTCGAAAGCATCGAATAAAGGACGTTCATTTTTACGAGTAAATCCATACGCACAAGAATAGTACATTATTAACGGATTCCATTTATAAGGGTTTTGTACGGTCTTTTCGCCTATATCTTGAATAGATATATTTTCACTTTCTAAAAGGTTTCCTAAGAAGCCTAAACCAAAGTAAAAATCACGATATTGACCGCCTATTTGAAGGTTAATTTTTTTCATAGATTAATTGTAAATTCTTATTTCTATAAAAGCATCTGTAATTATTCCATCCGTTGCTGTTGTTGCATTGTAAGTTTCAATAGTAAAAAATTGTGCGCCAATAGAATATACATACATTCTACTATTTGAAAATGAACCGTTTGTATTTATTGAATGAATTATAGCAGTTTGGTCAGTTGTAAAAACATTTGACGAACCCGTAATCATATAATTCCCTGCCGAATTTCTACTAAAAGAAAATGTAACTCCTGTTGTGTTGTTTAATACTTTAGCAATAGGACTATCTGTTCCTGATTGAGATATTAAAGCCGTATATGAATTGTAATTAATGAAATCTACAACCGCTTTTAAATTTGTTCCAACGTCTGTTGGTGTTATGGCGTTAGCCGACGTTTCGTTTGTAATTTGGCTATCAATTTGCGCCTTTAATTCTGTATTTGTCATTTTATTGATTTTTAAGGTTAAGCAAATTCACTGCCAAAAACACTATCGAAAACGCTAGTTCAATCCATTGGGTCTGTCAACAAGATAGCACCATCAACATCGATTGTTACGGTAAAAGTAGATACTTCATCGCCTGAACCTTGCGTAAGTTGTAAGTCTGTGAAATATGCAGTTCCGAAATATTTTGTAGATGATGAATTTGTTATATCAGTATCATATTTGAAGTTTACAAGTGTTTTAGCTTGTTGCAACAAAAATAATTTATCGTGTGAAGCCTTTGCAGTATCCCCTCCGATAGTTGTAGTGTCTATGAACTCGCCTTCTGCACTAATTGAATTGTTTAAAACACCAGGCGTTTTCTTAACAACCCCAGGGAAACATTTTGTTCTGCTTTCAATCATAGAAAGCTGAGAACTTAACCCACTTGAAGTTAAGCAGGCAATAGGTTTATAAGTTGAAGTATCCCATATATATACGATACCGTTTTCTCCTTTTATACTCATATCTTATTATTTTTATTAATTACTAATTTATTTCAAAGATATAAAATTTATTTAGATTAATTCTAAATAATATTATTTTTTATTGTAAGGTTAAAATAACTCGAATAAAAGACCTAAATACAGTTTGTGTAGTTGTTGAAGTTTCTATACCATTAGGAAACTCATAGCGGGTATTAACAACTGTATAGCCGTCTATTTCTAAGTTATTAATCAAGGCTAAAATATCGTTTTTCATATCGTCAACCGCAACCCTACTACCTACGTTTCCTGCACCATTATAAATAGTAACTAAGTCTAAAAGTGTATAACTCTCCCATCGATAATTACATTTATTTGCTTTATCTATGTTCTCGTTTTGAGTTGAAATAATAACGTATTGCGTTTTATTTTGGTTACCAGTCACATTAGTGTCAAAGCAATCGTAATCGTTTTTAATAGCATCGTATATAGCTTTACGGACGTGTTTATTTGGTAGTACCATATTTTTTTAATACCTTTTTTAATTTATCTAAATACTCAACTCGACCTTGCAACAAAGCGGGATATAAATATGGTCTCGCTCTTAGGTTTACTTTTCGTATTCCTTTACCTTTGAACTTAATAGCCATTTCTTTCAATTCAGTAGGCACTTCTACTAATCCACCCGTTCCAAACTCAACAAAAGGAGCGTAAGGAGCAATTACCCCGCCAGCTTCAATTTTCCAAGTATCGTTATCAATCTTAACGGCTTGTATAGACTGTCCTAACTTCCCAAAGTTTGCAGGAGCGTTAACTTTAGCATTCTTTTCGATATTTCGTGCTACTTGCTCGGTTACGCCTTCAATATCTTTAGTCGCTTCTGCTCCGTATCTTTTAATATTAGCTATTACAGTATTGATACCCTTAATTTGCATTACTCTCGTTGCGTTGCGTAAATCTCAATATCTATGTTATTAAGGTCTACATTAAACAAGCTATCAATATCGTAAATTAAGCCGTTATACTTAATGAAATTATCTTTTATACTTAAGGCTAAATTAACTCTATTACGGACTATAAAAATAGTTTGTACAAAGTTATCCGCCTGCCCGTTTTCGTTCGTTCTAAATGACCGCTTTACTTTTACATTTGCCCACATATTGAAATCTAAGGCAGTAGTAACGGTATTGCCACCGTATCCATCAGGCTCTGTGGTTGTTTTCCAAACTTGAATATTCTTAGTATAATTTCTAGCTTGTGCCATTATATAAATCTACGGTTAACGTCTATATTATTACCTATAAAATCAGGGATGCTATTTTGAGCGTTTCTAGTTTCTTGATTATAAAACCAAAAATTAATAAGTTGTAAAGCACAATCTATTAACTCGCTGGGAATATCGTCAAAATTGGTATAACCACAAGTTACAGTAACATAATCGTTAATAGTTGGCACAATAGCATAATTAGGCTTATAAGTAATATCTAATAAGGTTACAGTATTATCAATAGGATAATCATATACCTTAACTTGTTGCACCAAAGCGCAATCTTTGTAATATACCTTATCCCTAGTTTTGAAAATATGATTTGTGCGCTTTTCGATATACGACAAAGCACTATTAATCATACCTAAAATTTCGTTATCCGTAGCAGTTTCGCCTACATCAATTTTAAGGTAGTTTTTAGCCGTTTGCAACGATATTACATCGGTGTAGTTAGTCATTATCTTTTTGTTTAGTAGAAGTGGTAAAACTTACCTTTTCAACATCTTTTGTTTGCGGTTTTTCTTTTGCAGTAGCTTCTTTTTCCTTTGTGGTCTCAATATACCCTTCATTAAGTAAAGACTCTGCACGCTCTTTAGTTAAATTGATAACATCGCCGACGTTAAAGTTTTGTTTTTCCGTATGCGTGTAAAATGGTTTTAATACTTTGTAATTCATAGTGGTTGTTCTGTTAAATTAATAGGTTCACACAATTCTGTCATATTATCATAAATTGACATATTCAATACTTTATAACGTTTGTTATTATCGAGTATTAGATACTTTCCTCTAGTGTCTTCTCCTCTAGTGATAATGTAATGGCATTCGTCTTTTGTTGTTGTGCTATCGGTACTGCATCCTGCTAGTCCTAAAGCTAAAAAAATAAATAGTTTTTTCATAATAAAAGTTTTTAATAAAATCAAAGGTATAAAAAAAACCGTTACAATAATGCAACGGTCTTTAAAAATATTAACTTAACTACTATACTGCGGTAAAGTCTCCGTAAACAACTGCTAAAGGTTGTTCTACTGCTAACGCTACTTGCGCTTCAATACGAGCGGTAATGTTATTTTTAACAAAGTTAGTGCCTTCTGTTTCTGAAAACTCTAATCCTAACCCTTGAGTAACTACTTTGTTAACTCTAGTCCAATCGGCAACGTAATATTTATTTGCTGCTAACCAAGTGGCTTTATAAATTGGGATTCCGTTAATTCTCAATACTCCATTATCTTGAGTAACAACCCCAGGCAATCCGTAACCTGCTCCCGTAGATTTTTCAGTTTTAAGAATATCCCAATAGTCTGAAGGACGTACTACAATACCGTTAACTGAGTAATCCGAGTTTTCTAAATTTGCAATCTCATTGATTAACATTTCAACTTTATTTTTACCTGTGATAATCTGAGTTGAAGCCGTAGCCGCAGCCGCTAAAACAGTATTAAATGCGCTATTTTCTGCTTTCGCATAGTCTCTTCTTAATGCTTTAGGAATGAAAGACGTTAAGAAAGGCAGGTTATTAGCCATTTTTTTAGAGTAGCGTGTAAATCCTGCTAAGAAGTCAGTATTCACATCAACCATAGTAATATCGTAATCTCTTTGTGATTTAGAACTGCCTTCTGTTTGAGTAGAAATAGACCCCTCGCCTGCTCCCGTTTCACGTACGTATGTATATGTACCGCCACTAATATTAACAGAACCTACCAAGTCAGCAACGTTTACAAGTTGAGACGGTATCATTACTGGGTCGAAGTTATAATCTTTAGGTTGCGCTCCCGTTAAGTTTGCACTTAAAGTCATATCTCCTACTGCTTTAGTAGCATATTTTTTAGAGTTACCTGCTTCAACTTCTTTAATGTTTTCAAATCCTTCTGTAATAGCTTTTACAAGAATATCATCTTTTGAATTTTCTGTATTTTTTGCTTGAAGTTTCACATCCAATTTATCAGCGTGGTCTTGAACCGCTTTTAAATCTTCTGCAAATTTCTTTTCCATTTCTTCTCTAACGGCTTTAATCTCTAAATCAAAAGTTGATTTAATTGCATTAGGTAGATTTTTTTCAAACGCATCTATTGCGCTTTTTACTTCTGCGGTTGTTTTTGTTTCTAAACCGCTTTTGATGTTTGCCAATTCGGCTAATAATTTTTCGTCCATTTTACTTTAAATTTAACGAGTTTGTAAATGATTTTAATGTTTCAAGTGCAAGCGACTCATTCTTTAAAGTGTCAGTTTCTGACGGCTCTTCCGTTAGTGCTTTTAATAATGTTTCAATCTGTCTTAATCTTGTATCTGAATAGTCTAGGTTGTATGATTTTTCTATTAATTCCATTATACCATAATGACCTTTAATAGATTTAATTCCTTGTACCGTACTCCATTGGTTTGCTCCCCAACTTGATAAAAAGGAATATTCCCCAAGTTTGTACTCGGTTATGATAGATTTATTTTTGCTATCCCTTTGCATTACTTTATAACCTATACTTAATTCAGCATTTAGGTTATTTTCATACATTAATTTAACATCGGTAAACATATCTTTACCCATATCCTTATTCATATTGAATTGGGTAGTTGTTAATAGTCCGTAAGTATCTTTAGTGTCTATAACCAAAGGCACGCCTACCATCATAGTAGGGTTATGGTCTTTCAGCACTCTAATACGTTTAAAGTTTTCGCTTACAGTCTTATCAAATGACCCGTAAGCACTTATATCTCCGTCGCTATCCTTAACGTTGTACACATTAGCGTAAGCCGTTACAACCCCTTTACTTTCGTCTAAGTTCTTAAGGTCGTAGGCTAATTGTTTAAATTCGATTCTCTCTTCCATGCTACAAATATATAATTTTATTTATAATGATTCTAAATAAGGTTATTTTATTTTTCTTAACGGTAATCCGTCGGCATCTTCTTTAATTGTAAATACCACTTTACAACGGCAGTTAATAGTATTGCCTGCTTTACCTTTTGGGTCGGCTGGGTAATCGATATATTCCCCACTTGTAAAAAATGATTGCATAGCATCTACTTTTACACCATTCATATCTAAGTGGTCGTAATGAGAATGTGGAGGTCTACGGGTTCTATTATCTTGTACACTTATCCACGTTTTCTCAAGTTGCCATTCTGAACTTTGGGAAGCTAATACAGTAGCGTAATTGGTTGCGGTTGTTGTTTCTGTTCGTGCTATCCTTAATGCTTGCGTTTTATACCAACCAAACTTTTTCTGTAAATTACGGGTTATATATGCAACACTGATATTATTTTCATATCCATTTGCTATAACCCCAATTATACTATCAATTAATGTACTATGCACTGAAACGATACGATAGCCTGCATTTGTGTTTAACCATTGAATTATAATGCTCTCGAAGTCTATTTCTGCTTTTAAGCTTCTTTGTGTGCGTTTCATTTGCGGTTGCATTAAAGTAACATACAATTCTTTGTACATCTCTTTAACTTGTGACTCTGTAACATTTGAATGTATCAACGCCTCATAAGTCAATTTAGACATATTGAAAAAAGGTATAGAATTAGTTATTTTTAAGACGTTACGCCTTACTATCCTATACGCTTGTACTTCTTGTCTTATCCTTAACTTATCCATTTAGTCCATTTGTGTTAAATCGGTAATAGTTGGGTCGTTTAAATTGACTATACCACTAGGGATATACATTTCGTTCATCATTTCATCGTCAATCTCTTCATAGTTGAAAATCTCACGTCTTTCGTTTAGCGTTAAAGGCACTTGGTTAACCCACTTAGACATCGCTACCATATCATCCTGCATTTCGGGTAGTTCGCAAATATCGAACTCTAACTCAGCATTCTCGTATCCTTTAAACTTACGGATAAACTCTAAATTCAAATAGCTTGCTAATAGGTCTAAATCAGGCTTAATATTATCTACTACAACTCTTTTGCGTGCTTCAATCAAGGTATCAACACCAAAGCCACCCGAAACACTACGCTCCTCATTTAATAAATCTACGTTCCAATTTAGGCAGTTTGCTAAAGTACGTCTGTCGTAGCTTAAATAGTCGAACGGTTTTAACTCATCCGTTGTTAATGAAATACGTGTAAACCCTAATTTAGCACTTGCCCCTGCAATATTAGACAAACGGCTTGAGCTATCGTCCATTTCTATTAAACGGTCTTTAAGTGCTTGCCCTTGCTCTGCGGTTAAAGGCGTTGCTCCATCGCCTGCGTGTATAAATCCATATACACCACTGTTCTGCATTGTTTTTGTATTATTATCAATAGCGTTGTTTGAACTATTAATATTACGGATAGCAGACATTAATTCACTATAACCGTACAAATGTGAACCACTATGGTCGTAGAAAGGATTTGAACGTTTAATGTGGATTATATTTTCAGAAGGGAATTTAACAAGCCTATTCCCTTGTTGCATTATAAAATAGTCGATTGGATTCTCAATACTCAAAAGACTTGCGTTTGGCTTAAGTACTATTTGCATCCAATGGGAAGGAAGTATATACAACGCTAACGGCTTGCCTGCATTTGCGCCATCTGATACTGTTTGTTTATATAAATATACATTACCGCAAGTTTTTAGATAAACCTTATACAAAAATATAATATCATCCCACGTTTGATTGGGGTTTGGTCTATCTAACGGCATCGGCAATTCCGTATCCGTTTCGTATGCTTTCTGTTTTAGCTTGTTTATAGCTAACTTTTGTTGGTAGGTTGGATTTTTTGGGTAACGCTTAATTTTCTTTACGGCTTGTTCGTCTTCGATTAACTTAATACAGTAAGGCACTGCTACACTCTTAGATGCTTGTTGGTTTATTATAGCGTTTACATCGGGATTTTCGCCATACCCTTTTACTATAAGGGTTTCAAGTGTTGCATTATAAGTAGAAGTTAACCCTCCTACCATTTTATAAATGCTTTGATTAAAGAGATTCTTATTTGAATTTGTGAGTATATCCCACGCTAAAGCTATTCTATTCTTTGCCATTCTACAAAAGTTTGTTTCAAAGATATAAAATTATTTAGAATGATTATAAATAAATGATTAAAAAGTAAAAAAGGTCTGTCTTAGCTCAAAGTATAAACGCATTGCTAATGCATCGGAATAGTCAGGGGAATGACCTATTAACTCTTTAACTTTTTCCTTTGGTAGTATCCTTAGTTTGCCGTCTTGGTCTATCTTATCCCTTTTCACTTGTTCTAATTCTTTGCTGATTGTGTCCTGAACATCGCTATCGTTACAATTAATGTATAGCTTGTTTGATTGTATTAATTCAGCTAATTTATAGTAACATTGCGTTTTTAGGTTTTGATACTCAACTACTGTATTGTCTTCTTTAAGTGCTTTAGAGTTGTTTACAAAGCCTTTACATTTAACTATATCAACAACGCCTCCGCCTACACCGTCCTCATCAGCTACCACGTTTGAAAGAGGTACTTTGTGTTTATTCATTAAGTCCTTAATAGCTTGTGCGGTTTCTGTTACGCTTGATTTATCGAGTGTGAATATTTCTATAACCCTAAATCCACTCCATACAAGTATTACCATCTTATCGCTACCGTAACGAGCAATATCGGCACTAATATACTTATCCCCTTCATCAACAAAATCGTTAGTAAATATATTTTGAATTTTATCGAAGTCTATTAACCTAGCTGGGTCGTTATCAAATTCCCAATTCCCATAATATAGCCGTTGCTTACTATTTTCATCTAAAGCTAAAAGACTTTCTAAATATGAATGTGGTAAGTTTGGGTTGTCGGTTGGTAATGACTGTATAAACTTTCTTGTTGGTTGTATAGTTCCGTTTGCAGTTGGGATATAAAACTTCGAGTAAGTCCAATTCTTAGCAGGGTTACAACTTCCTAAAATCTTAGGGGTAAGATTATAATCGTTTAACTTATATCGTATCCTAGACGTTACAATTTGCCACGCCTTGAATGATAGTTGGTTGCATTCGTCTATAAATGCGCCCGTAATCTCCAAAGACCCTAAACTGTCAAAATTAGGGTCTGCTGGGTAAGAATATAGGTCTTTTAGCAATATTTCGCTACCGTTATTCCAAGTGATTACACCTGTCTGACTATTATAGTTATAGTCATTCGATAGCTTTAGTTTTGATGTAAGTTCAAAGAAAGTATTTAAGGTTGTTTCTTTAAGTGTCTTAAGTTTAGACCTACCCATTAGCCAACGGGTTTTAGGATAGCTTTGGCATTGTTCTATAAGCCATAACACACCTAAAGCGGACTTACCACCACCCGCAGCACCTCCATAAAGCACTTCTTTAGTAACTTTGTCTTTTAGGTAATATACTGCGTGTTCTTGCTTAATAAGTAGTCTCATTTGGTTGTATTCCCGAACCTAAAGATATAACGTTTGTAGTAACTTCTCCGCTATGTTCTTGTTGAATTTTATCCCCGTACATTTTAGCATAATACTTAGACATTTTCCATTTCAGGGTCTGAACTAAAGTATTATAAGTTGATGCATCTATTTTTTTTGCTAATAACATAGAGCGATAATCGTCCATTTCTTTCTCTAAGGCTTCGGCTTTATCTTGCTGACTATTTATATATAATGTACGTAACTCTTCATTATTTCGTTTCCATCGTCTAAATGTAGGCCAACTAGGAAACCTATTATCAGAGTCTAGTGCTGAAATAATATTTTCGCCTTTAGCTATTATTTCGCAAATCTCTACACATAAATCAAAATTATATTCACTCGGTCTTGCCATAACCACAAATATACAAATTAATATTTACATTTTAAAAAGTTCGTCTTTAATTTGATTTAAGGCTTTTAGTTTTATACCATTCGTATGGCGTTATTACTGGGTTATTCAAGATATAAAGAGCATATTCTGTCATATCTTTTGCGGTGTATTTTTTTTCGTAGCCAAACGCTTCGTTTTGTTTAGGTTGGTCTTTACTATTCATAATATTTATCTTTAAAGATTTGTAATAGTTCGGTGTATGAACGTGTATCGTTTCCTAATTCACAATTACAGTGAGTAGATATATGCATAGCAAACTTAACCGAAAAGTCATCCGCTATTTGTTCGCGTTTTGTTAGAGTATTTTCATATTCTAAAATATCCTTTTCGGTTGGGCTATGAATTAAAGGAAAATCTATTCTAGCTTTTTTAAACTTCTCTCTTAACTTACTCATATTTCTAAAGTATTTATATCAATAGCTAATTTTTGTGGAATAAGTTGAAAAATGTCGAAGTGCCATTGAAGTAGCTTTTCTACAACTCCATATTGTAAATATCCCAACTGAATAACGTTGTACTTTGACATATCTTCTAATAGATTAATCAGTTTCATATTTCCTTTTCCATAGTCAGCAGATAAGTTTTCATCATCGCCAATTTCAAACCATTCAATCGGTACAAACTTTTCTCCATTAACCTCAATCTCTTTAGTAAGGTCTGATAGTGGTCTTAGCAAAACATCTATTTCGTCTATTTCTTCAAAATCAAAAGAATAAGTTTTTGTAACATACAATTGCCCTGTAATTTCTTCCCCAAAAAATGATATGTTTTTCACAATTCCAACATTATTTGCTTTCTCATTTGGAATTTCTGCATCAAGATTAAATATTCCTTTTCTACTCAATTTAGCAATCAACCCATAAGGAAAATAAGGTGCAAGGTGTTTTAGTTCTAATTTCATAATCAATTTTTTTTAGTTAAAATCGCAATTTTAATAACTACATCGGATATTGTGTTGGTAACATATATAAATACAATCGCTACTAAAAACCCGATTAATATAGCTTCTAAATTATTTTTAATGTATTCTTTCATATCACTCAATTATAGGGTTGCTACTATCTTCAACGTGGTTAGTTAAAGTCTTATATTCAGCTAAAAGTTTATTAGCTTTCTTTACATCTTTTAGGCTTATATTATCTTGAAAAAATATAGCCTTGATTTTATGTTCAAGTTCTGTTGTATTCATAGGGTTAAGGTTAAATTTGTATTACTTTTGTCAGACTTAGCAATTAGTTACCTGCAAGTGCTACTGTGGAGCTTCTATTGAACATTCCGTTAGAAATTTAAAATAAAAGCTCCACCGCACCTGTGTTTACATTCCTCCAGATGATGGCTT